TGTTAGCCCCCGCAATGATTACGCCATTGGCTAATGTACCAGAGGGATTTTTTTTCTCAATTATGGCACGCTCCTGTGCGTAGGGGTCGCCAGCATAAAGATGGCGGTTCGGATGTTTTTTTCTTTCTGCAGCTTCGGAGGCTAAATATTCTTTTAGCGTCCTTACCCGTACACCGGCTTTCAAATTTCTATTTTTCTCTTTAATAGCAGATTCAGAAATCATTTTGACGCCGGTTTTCGGATCGGTAAAAACGGTTACGACGTGACCAATATTCTTATAACGACCATTGTTACCTTTAGCCATACCAATCACCATACCATCTTTGAGTTTATCTGCGGTGATTTGGTCATCCTGTAACATGCCGCTTTGTTTAATGGCATATTCTACTTCGCCCGCAGCCCCTTTTTGTGCAGCAGCTATGCGCATGGCTTTGGCTTTGTCGCTGGAAATAGTACCCGCACCTAAACGGCGATTAATATCGGCAATGGTTGCTTGCTGAACAACGTTTACCCAGCCAGAACAATCAATACCACTGTTTTTGAGGCTTTTAGAGCCCCATGTATAGCCCATATTCCTATATGTTTTTGACATACTGGAAATGGTATTACTGATATAGCCACCGATTGCGCCTACTGCTTGATTGGCGAGTTTCCCTACTTCAGAGTTATTCCATGCCTGCTGAACGGCTTTGCTGGTATCTTCGACCTTTTTCTGGACTGCTTTGCTGGTATCAACGATGGTTTTCTGAACGGTTTTTGCTGCCTCTTGTACGGAAGCAGGCATGGCATCAAATGCGGCTTTAGCACCAGCTGCCATGGTGTCAGTAAAGCCCTCCCATGAGCCAAGCATTTTTTTCAATACTTCGGGATCGATGATTTCTTCTAGTTTATCCATTGCGAAATCTACGATTGCAGAACCGCCTACCGCACCAGCAACGCCACCTAAAACGCCACCTATTGCAGTACCGACACCAGGTATGACTGTACCGATGGCAGCACCTGTTTGCGCACCAAGCAGCCCGCCAGCAACACCACCGGCAAAGGAAGTGGTGTTTTTGATATGCTTTTTATTTTTCTCTGCCCGATCGTCGTTGTTGTTTTCTACGCCCCAAGCATCCTGTGCATATAAGCCCAGTCCAAGCAAGCCAGCAAATTTACCCATTTTTTTACTGAGTTTTTGCAATATACCGCCTGTAGCCGTGGCTTTTGTTGCGGCTTTTGCTGCTGCGTTACCGCTTTGAGAAATGCCTTTTATAACTTTACCACCCAAGCGACCGATAGGGCCTTTAGTTAATAAGCCGGTAAGCAGTCCGACACCCGGAATCATTTTTAGCAGATTACCAAATAATCCCCCAGCCTCTCTAAACCAGCCCCCACGTTTTTTAAGGAGTTTTTTAAGCAATTTTGTCTGGGTTTGCTGTTCTTTATGGCTTTTGACAAAGCGGCCTTTTTCATCGCGTTCACGTTTGACATATTTATACGGCACAGCACGAACCAAGCCAAAATCCGGATGGGTAGCATTGATCACTCGCTTTTGTTTAGGCGCACCCTTTTGCTTAGCAATGACTTGTCCGGCTGGTGTTTGCGCTAACTGCGGATTCATTTTCAGAATCGCTTGCGGATCAGGCATATTGATTACACGCGATTGCTTAGCCGTGGTCTTGGATGCAGCGGTACCGATGATTTTGGTATTCTGTTTCTTGGTGGAATTGCGGGAACGCTTTTTTAATTTATCCAAAATCAGATTGGTGTTATCCAGCGTCTGATTAGNGGTTTCATCGATTTTATCCAGCTTTTTGCTATTGGATTCATTACGGGATTTANTTTTAGGCTGATNTTTATCNTGCTGGNTTTTTGCTTTTTTGCTACGTCTTTTAAATGAAACCCCGATNAGAAATCCATTTTCATCATATTGTGGAATAGTGCGATTTTGATTTTCGTCATTAACCATTTTATTCTCGCCANTTATCTATTNAAACGCTCTAATGAACGTATCAGTTTTGTNGATGCGTCTGCGTCACAGGGTTCCATTTCCTGAGCGCATTGTTGCCCAAGCAACGCCAATGAATCCATTACCGCATTGGCGTGGTTAAATTCGTTATTGATATTTAAATATAAAGGTTCTTCTTTTGTTTTTTTGCTCTGCTGTTCAACAGAATCCATCGCAGAATCATCATTGCTGACCGATAAACGCATCATTGGTTGATGTTCGCTGGGTATTGATAACCGGCTATTTTCATATTCTAATGAATCTTTGGTTGATTGCAGCTCGGCGATGTCTTTTTGGGCGCAATCATAAGCAGCTTGTAAATGATTTAATTTTTTTAGAATTTCTTCTTTGGATTGTATTTCCTTTTGAATGCTGGCTAAGTTATGCGCATAGTTTTGCATTATTGAATCCATTATGACGGCTTTTTCTTCAATAATCGCTTGCCGGTAAGCTGCACGTTGCTTCAGGCTAAGTAATTTAGCATTATCCTCCTGAACATACATAGCGCAGTCTGCAACATAGCCAAAGCCTCGATTACTGTCGTAATTGGGCATACGTACATAATCAAAGCCCATAAAGGCTGTTGGATTTTCTGTTGATGGCGCAAAAACGCTGGAAAAACCACCGACTTTATTAGTGTGCCACTGCCATGCTGTGCGCCCTAGATGGTTATCTAAGAATTCGGCTTCATGTTCTATTGTTCCGTCTTCGTAAGCCTTGATACTGATGGTGCGTAGACAAGGATCAATTGGGGTTAATTTAATCTGACCATCTGCGCAAGTTGCCACTCCCAGCTCATTTGGCATCAAACCATATTCTTTTCGCACACCATGCCCCAGATAGCCATATAAATCGCCTTTTGTGACCAGTTCCTGCACTGCACCGCTATTAATGAGTGCAACTACTTTAGGAACATTGAAATTGCGGGGCTGACCAACGTATTTACGATTACGATCTGTTATGTTGTAGCGAATAGTTCCGGTACGCATAGACTTACTCATATTGATATCCTTTTTTTCTATCCAATTTTTGTTCTTCATCTTCATCATCTGACGAGCGCATTAAGTCTGATGCATACAATTTGGCATCGTCCTCATCCATTTGCAGATGATCTTTCATGAAATTAATCATAGATTTTTCAGAAAAACCCTGATCTTTCAGCTCTCGCAATACGGCCAGAATGTTGCTGGCTGACATGCTGCGCCGTTCCTGAACATCTTGTTTTTCTTTTTCCATGGCTGTTTGTGCGCCTATAAAAGTTACCTGATACGGTCTTTTGAAAAAGGTTCCGCCATACTTCAAGTGCATATGTACATCAATGCAATGGTTTACAAATTCGGTAAAACCGGTGCGGATAAATATGGCACGTAGCGCACCCTGAGCAGATACACGATAAAAACCTCCATCACCCAATCCGCCACTAAGCTGATCAGAAAACCCCAGCATGGATAAATCATGCCCCAGTACACCAGCCAGTTGTCTGGCGTAAAACATGACGTCTTCAAGGGTATATACGGAAGCATTTCCGGATCCACTCAGCGAGTTATCTACCTGTACTAATTGTTTTTCTTCAAACACAGGCATTATGTGGGTAAAGCGTCTGGAGATTGGCTGACCTGATTTGACTGCTTGTGATACATAATTAGCACTGTTTGAAATGATGTTGACCAGATTATTGATAAAGGTTTTTTGTTGTTCTTTATTCATATTTGCCATATTCGCTGATACCATGGTTTCGCGTACCGAATCCAGAATACGGCTGGAATTGAGCCCGAACAGGGCATTTTGCAGCATGTAAAAAGGTTTACCGGCGTCCTGTAAAAAGGAACCGCCAACTAATGCCGGTAAGGGTGTGTGTTTTTCCGGATCATCGATACAGACATTGGTTTTCCACGCGTTATACAGCATTCGATGTTGTGGAACAGCACCCATTCTCTGTAAGCGAAAACGAGCAATCTGTTGGGCGCTCATAGGTATCAGCCCATTCGATTCTTTTTCCATGGACATTAAATAGCCTACGGTTTGACCTGAACGCTCCATAGGAAGAATGCTTGGGCTGTTAAAGTCGGCATTGTGAACGATCTCTATAATGCCCTCTTTGGGCTTGCTGTAGATACGTGCATAAGCATCACCATAGACAGTGGCGTTATAGGCAATTTCATATGCCATGGCATTTAATATGGGGGATAAGCTTTCGCGCAGTTCATCAATGATTTTTTTCTCTTGTGCGGTGGCATTTGCGGTCGCCTCAAGGAAAAAAACTTCACTAGTATTTTCGTGTGCGCCCAGTGATTGGGTGACGTGCAGATTTAATGCCGTTGCAATGATGGGATCGCCGGCCATAAAACTGTATTGGTTATAGATCTCCCGTCTGGTTAAAACAGGTCGTGAATCTGAAACCAATGACTGGCTGACGGTGACAGCGTCCATTTCAGCCCAACTGTCATATCCTGCCTCGGTGAGTTTTTCTTTATCGTAGATAAACGGTTGACCGTTCGAATCCAGTAAATTTGATTTTGTTTGTGCCATAAAAAAAGCCCAGTATTTTGGGCTTTATTATGCAAGGACGAGAACGGGTATTTTTATGCGTTCCCTTATTTACATGTTTAATGATTAAGAATATCCATTAGTTCATAATTGCGGTACACAACACCTCTTTTTTTATCATTCGGATAAATTATTCTCTTTTCAACAAAATATTTCAGCCATTTATTAACTGTTGCATTGGAAATATTGAGTGCCTGCTGAATATTTTTAGCCGTAAAAACGGGATTTGAAAACACCTGAAGTAGAATTGTATATCCATTCATGCTTTCACTAATTGTTTTATCCTTAAGATGAATTTTTAATAGATCATAAATCTTATTGGCCTTAAATAATTCATTTTGTGCCTGACGTGTAATACTTTTCAGAAAAAACGCCAGCCAATCAAACCATTTTGGCTGTTCAGTTCTTAAATTATTCAGCAGTGAATAATATTTAAATTTATTGCGTTCTAGTTCTTCACTGACAAATACAATATGATTCCCGCATACTTTCTCTTTAAGTAAAAACAGAGAAATTAACAAGCGTCCCACCCTGCCGTTACCATCCAGAAATGGGTGAATACTTTCAAACTGAGCATGAATAATACCGGCCATGATAAGCGGGTGGAACTTATCATTAGGCTCATTAATAAACTTATCCAGATTCCCCATGAGTTCGGGGACACGCGCAGCAATAGGCGGTACATACTGAGCTTTTTCAATTCCGCCTGTTTCTGAACCAATCCAGTTTTGATTTGTCCGGAATTCTCCAGGATTTCTTGATGCCCCGCGTGAACGGTATAAAATCTCCTTATGAATCTCTTTTAATAAAGACGTACTAAGCGGATAATCATTTCTAATGGCTTTATCGATGCCCAAATCAAGAGCATTCTGATAATTCAATACCTCCTGAACATCAACACTACCCTCTTTCTGTACAGCTTCTGCTTCCATCACCTCATCTAAAGTTGCCTGTGTACCTTCTATTTTGGTTGATTGTACAGATTCAGTCAGTTTAAATACTGATGTCAAATCTGTCGGAATAATTTTGCGCAGCATATTCAGTTCTGTCAGACTTTTTGATGCCACAAAGGCATAACGCATCAGTTCCAGATGTTCATTGATACTGAATAATTGCGGTTCTTCGTGATATGGAGGCAATGGCAACGGCTGGAGATTGTATGCAAGCATGATAAAATATTCAAAGATTAGAAATATAAAATTAAAAAAATAGAAATAATAAATCTATTTTTTTATTATACCTATTTAAGATTAATTTTTGATTATTTTTAATCTTATTTAGTAATAAGATATAAAAAAAGGTCTATATGTTTCTCTACATTGCTATTCACAAAGACGAAAACACCAGTTATGGTGTAACCGTACCCTCTTTGCCGGGCTGCTTTTCATACGGTGATACTCTTGAAAAGGCTATTGAAGCAACCAAACAGGCAATCGTATTTCATATTGAAGGTATGCTGGAGGATAGTACAGAGCCAGAAATATACCAGCCAGCACTTGCTACTCTAATTGCAGACCCTGAATATGCAGGGGCGCAATGGTTTGGTATCGATGTTAATATTGACCATCTAACTATTAAATCAGATAGTTGACGCCCTCCCCACTTTAAAAGATGAGGATTGACGTCGTTTTCCTATAACAACTAAAAATGATTTTTTTGTTAATAATTGTTCTTAGCTTCTTCCCAGAACTCAAATA